CTGGAGACAGTCCATCGACTGCGTTGATCTCTATGAAATCTACTCAATTAAAAATTAGTAGAAAATGGAATTCAATGATGTCGGGCATAAAACTAAAAGGTCAAAACGGTTTATATACACCGGCATCTTTTAGCCACATTTACAAACTAAAGACCACTCAAATGTCTAATGACAAAGGCACATGGTTTGGTTGGGAAGTAAGTAAAGTTGGTCCTATTACTGACGCAAGTATTTATCAGCAAGCTAAATCGTTTTCTGAAAGCATCTCAAAGGGTGCAGTGAAAGCGAAGCATGGTGAAGAAAAACCAGCGGAAAGTAGCAGCATTATATAATTCCTTCGGGAATGTGCACAGCGTGGGCCAGGAGGGAGACTGATTGGCCCGCGTAGACAGGATAATTATGCAAGAATATATAAAACTATTTAATGGCTATAGGCATGCGTATGGAATCGCAGACTGGACTAACGCCATTGTCGACCCAGAAAGCGGAAAGAAAAAACCTAACTACAGATGGACCTACGAAGAATTTACAGACAACATATATCAAGATCATTTAAACGGTAAAATATCTGTTGGCATACAGCCAACAAATGAAAGCGGCAACGCTAGATTTGGAGTCATTGATGTTGACCCAAAGCAATACGAAAACTTTGACAAAAAATTTTATTTAGAAACAATACAACAATATCAACTACCTCTTATACCTATCGAATCAAAAAGTGGTGGATTACATTTATATTTATTTATGAATGAGTTTGTAAAGTCTACATTGATTGTATCTTTTTTAAGCAACCTACTTCCTATATTTAATCTTAAATCTGACTGTGAAATATTTCCTAAACAAACACAACTAACAAAGGACCCGGAAACAGGGATTCTAAAACCAGGACAGTTTATTAATTTACCTTATTTTGAGAGCACTAAACGTAGAGCATTAAATATAGACGGCACATTTTTTACATTAGATCAATTTATAAAAGTTGCAGATGCAAACATAACAAGTGTAGAAGATTTAAAAACAATTACACTAAACATGGAACAAAGATCTATGGAAGGTGTTGACGAAGATTTCATAGAAGGTCCGCCTTGTCTTGCTTTAATATCTAAGATATCAGATCAACCAGGTTTTGATGGCAAAGACAGGTTTATGTATAACTACCATGTGTTTGTTAAAATGAAATACCCAGATAGTTGGGAGCAAAAAGTAAAAAATGCACCAGTAAAATATTTTGCAAGAGAACATGCTAATGCATGGGACGATAGTAAACTGAAACAAAAAACTAGATCGTGGGGTAAATCAGAAAAAGGTTATACTTGTAATCAAAGTCCTATTAGTGACTTCTGTAAAAAAGGAATATGTGTAAAGAAAAAATTTGGTGTGTTAGCAGGCTCTAAAGGATCTTATCCTGTATTAACAAACTTGCGTAAGATAGATATAGAACCAGATCCAGAATACGAATTCGATGTAACTAAGCCAGATGGTATTGGTAAAGCAACAGTGCATTGTAAAACAATAGAACATGTGACAGACCAAAGAAAAAGAAGAAATGCAATTGCAAAAGCTGCAGGATTTCCACCACCAATTATCAAAGGACCAGAGGATCAAACAATATTAGAAACTTTATTTGACACACAAAAAATTATTAATCCACCAATCGGCACATCACCAAAAGAAAAACTACATGACGTATTACACGCAAAAATAAACGGACCAAAAGCTATGAACGATGCATCATTTAAATCTGGTACAGTATTAATAGAAGAAGGTTATGCGTACTTTAAATTTGATAAATTTTACGACAAACTTAGATCTAAAAATTGGAAGCACGGAGAAGACAAGACAGGTGTAATGATGAAAACTAATTATAAAAAATGTGACATACAATTTATAGAACAAAAAAGATATCCTACAAAAGAAAAGGGTAAGTACAACACACCTACAAAAAATATTGTAATGATAAGTATAGAAGAGTTTAAAGACATAGAAATAAATCATACAAAAATAAAACACAACACGGAGATAATGTGATTAGAAAAATACTTGGTCCACCTGGTACAGGTAAGACAACAAGACTTATTAAATATGTAAAAACATTTGTTAAACTAGGTACACCTATTGATAAAATAGGATACTTTGCATTTACAACTAAAGCTGCAAACGAAGCGTTGGAAAGAATGTTAGACTATCACACGGCATTTCAAAAAAAAGATTTAAAACATTTTAGAACTCTACACTCTCTAGCATTTACACAACTAGGTATGAAAAAAAGTAATGTAATGCAGGATGAACACTATGAAGACATAGGTAGAAAGTTGGGTATTGAAGTTACAGTATATTCTAATGGAGAAGAAAAGACAGGATTTGTAGATTCAGACAGCGAATATTTTAATATTATAAATGCTGCAAGAATTAAAAACATTTCTATCGAAGAAGAATATAATACAGACATGTATTCAGAAGACATTGACAAACATCAACTACAGATTTTAAAAGACGAGGTGGATAATTACAAAGCTGCTTATGGGTTAGTAGATTTTACAGACATGATAGAAAAATTTAATGTGTCAGAATTGTGTCCGAAATATGACGTAGTATTTGTTGACGAAGCGCAGGATTTATCCCCAATACAGTGGAAAATGTACGATATACTTAAGAAAAACTCTAAACATGTTATATTAGCAGGGGACGATGATCAAGCTATTTATGGTTGGGCTGGCGCAGATGTAAAACGATTTCAAGACGAGCCTGCAAAGGACATTATTTTGCCACAATCTTACAGGGTGCCACGAGCAGTGCAACATATCGCTGATCAAATTTTAAGTAGAATTCCTGATGACAGAAGAATTAAAAAACTATGGGCACCGCGTCCGGAATCAGGGACCGTGGAACATATAACAGCAATAGAAGACGCACCTTTGCACGAAAGTGACTGGCTTATTCTTGCGCGCACAAACGATAAACTTACAAAACTAAAACCATTACTACGCGACATGGGTATTTACTTTGAAATTAAGGGTAGAAAGAGTTATAAAACAAGATTGTATACAGCAATAAAAAATTACACAAGATGGACCCACGGAGACAAATTATCTTTGTCTGAATGTAAAGATTTATTTGAATTTTTAGAATTAGAATGGGTAGAAAAAGAAGAAAGAATGTATGACTTACAAGAATTTGGTTTTAATTTTACACAAACTTGGCATGAAGTGTTTAAATCTGACCCAGAAGAAAATTTATACATAAGAGAAATGTTGCGAGCAGAAGAAAAATTAAATAGTCCTGCACGTGTAAAATTATCTACAATACATGCAGCAAAAGGTGGTGAGGCAACAAATGTTTTATTAATTTTAGATAACACTAAAAAAATAAGAAACGCAGTAGAAAAAAGTCAAGACAAGTACGACGAAGAACAAAGAGTTTGGTATGTAGGTGTAACACGTACAAAACAAAATTTATATATAATGACAGCAAGACAGGAGGACAAAGGTTATGACATCGAAAGTTTGGGATAAACAAATTGCAGGATCCCACTATCAAAAATATAAAATACAACCTAGTAAGTTTGTAGTAGAGAACGAATTGCTATATCCTGAAGGTTGTGCTATAAAATACATAGTGAGACATCGCGATAAAGGAAAAAAACAAGACTTGGAAAAGGCAATACATTTTATAGAAATGATAATTGAAAGGGACTATGGAACCAAATAATCACGTACCTTATTACATGGGTTTGTTTACTTGTTTGTTAATCTATTGTTATATGACTTCATGAAGATACCTACATTTAGTGCGCAAACAGAGTGGGTTATACCTAAAGAATTTCCAGACCTAAGAGAAGTTGACGAAATTGCAATTGACCTGGAGACAAAAGACCCTGACTTAATTAAAAAAGGATCTGGATCTATAATAGGTAATGGAGAAGTTATAGGAATAGCTGTAGCGACTGCACATTACAAAGGATATTTTCCTATTGCACATGAAGGTGGTGGCAATATGGAAAAGAAAAAAGTTTTAGAATGGTTTCAAGATATTCTTAAAACAAATTCTACAAAAATATTTCACAATGCAATGTACGATGTGTGTTGGATCAGAGCTATGGGTTTAACAATTAACGGTATGATTGTTGACACAATGATAGCTGCAGCCGTAACTGATGAAAATAGATTTAGATATGATCTTAATAGTTTGTCGTGGAAGTATTTAGGTTTTGGTAAGAACGAAGCTGCACTTGCAGAAGCAGCAGCTGAATGGGGCATAGACCCTAAATCAGAAATGTATAAATTACCGTCGTTAAATGTTGGTAGTTATGCTGAACGAGACGCAGAAGCAACATACGGTTTGTGGCAAGAAATGAAAAAAGAAATTATTGCACAGGACTTGCAATCTATCATGGAACTTGAAACAGATTTATTTCCTTGTCTAGTTGACATGAGATTTAAAGGCGTAAGAGTTGACGTAGAAGCAGCACACAATCTTAAAAAAACATTGATAGGTGAAGAGAATACTTTACTAAATGAGATAGAGAAAGAAACTAATGTACGACCACAAATTTGGGCCGCAAGCAGTATAGCAGAAGTGTTTGAAAATTTAAAGATAGAGTTTGAAAGAACTGAGAAAACACAAGCACCTAGTTTTACAAAAAACTTTTTACAAGAACATAAACATCCTGTTGTTAATATGATTGCAAAGGCAAGAGAGATTAACAAAGCACATACAACTTTTATAGATTCTATTTTACGTTACGAACACAAAGGTAGAATTCATGCAGAAATAAATCAATTACGTAATGCAGGTGGTGGCACAGTTACAGGTAGATTTTCATATCAGAATCCAAACCTACAACAGATACCTGCAAGAAATAAAGATCTTGGACCTAAGATAAGGTCATTATTTATACCCGAGGAGGGCCATAGATGGGGTTGTTTTGACTATTCACAGCAAGAACCTAGGTTGGTAGTGCATTATGCAGCTTTGTATAAATTACCATCAGTATACGATGTGGTAGATTCTTATCAAAACGATGCTGGCGCAGACTTTCACCAAACTGTAGCGGACATGGCAGAGATACCTAGAACACAAGCAAAGACAATTAACCTTGGTTTGTTTTATGGTATGGGTAAAGCTAAACTGCAAGCAGAGTTAGGTGTATCTAAAGATAAGGCTGCAGAATTATTTAATACATATCATGCAAAGGTACCTTTTGTTAAACAACTTATGGACAAGGCATCTAACAGAGCACAAGAAAGAGGACAGATAAGAACTTTACTTGGCAGACTATGTAGGTTTCACCTGTGGGAACCAAACAGTTTTGGTATGCACAAAGCAATGACACACGAAGATGCGTTGGCGGAACATGGACCAGGGATTAAACGAGCTTACACATATAAATCTTTAAATAAATTAATACAAGGATCAGCTGCTGACATGACAAAAAAATCTATGTTAGAGTTATACAAAGAAGGTATTGTAGCACATATACAAATACATGATGAATTATGTGTATCAATAGAAAATGACGCACAGGCAAAAAAGATTGTTGAGATTATGGAACAGGCTGTTACATTAGAAGTACCGAACAAAGTAGATTACGAACACGGTAAAAATTGGGGAAGTATAAATGACTAATGGCTTATCTTAATGCAAACATACCAGTAATAGAGTGTTACGTAAGAGGTAACTATCTAAGAGATCAAAAAGATTCACATGATAAATATTTTGAAGTAGGTGTATTTGGTTTTAGTTCTATACCAAACAGAGTACCACTGTTTCATTTTTTAATGGAAGATGGTGGCTTATGGTGGAGAGCACCTATCACCGCGTTTTGCACTAAACCAGGAGTAAAAGAGCTACCACTTGATGAAGTTGTTATGTGGGATAGTTTTAGTTACAATGTAAGTGTTACAACTTTTTATGAGTTGGCTGGTGCTACCATGCAGTACACATCAAGACGTAAAGTAAAACGTAAAGGTAAGTATCTATTTACAATTGACTGGTGCGCAGGTGATTTTAATGAGTTAAACTTTGGTTATGCAGAGAAACCGGACCAACATAAATGCGGTCATGTTCTTGAATTAGAAGACGGAAACTTTGCAATACAGCCTAATAACAGGCTTAAAATGTTTGATGCATCAATGGGTGTTGACCCAAACAAAAACTTGATTAATAGATTAGTAACTAGTAAGATATATTCCGTAGAAAATTCAGCTAAATGGATTACAGACGAACACGAAGAAGGAAGTTATGACTATCAGCTGAGAAACTTGGAGGAAGACAATGATAAATAAATACAAAGATAAATTTATGGTTTGGCAACTGCATTACAGAACAGAGATTGTATGTGTTGTAGTCGGATTTATATTAGGGGCTATTATATTTTAGTTTATGCCCAATGAATTTAGTAGATCTATTAAAGAAAAACATAGTAATGGTGCCGATAGTGGCTTCACTTTTAGTGGGGACATTTACAGGTGTCCGTTATGTTGTTAATCTTACAGATACTATTAACGCATCCGAACAGGAAATCATAAATCTCGAACGAGATCTTAAACAAGCTCAAAAAAATATTTCAGAAATAAATACAAGATTATCTTCTGCCGAAGCAACATGGCAGATGGCAGAAAATTTATACAGACAATTAGCTGATCAAGTTAGAGAAAACAGTTATGATATTAAGGATTTAAATAGGTAATTATGCATGGAGATAGCCAGGATGAATTATTATTTTACAGGACTTTTAATATTGATGCTGACTGCTTTGGCTTTTTGTGCAACGCCAGCGTATCCTAGAAATGAGTATCTCAATGACGGTACTAATACTTGTAGTACTGGTGATGTTAGCTTATCAATCGAACAAAGAGACTCAGAGTCTAGGTATCGACACTATAATCCTAGCAATAATTATAACAGTCCTAGTGATGATCAATCGATAAGACTTACCTGGAGAAAGTATTTAGGTTCAGCCTGCACAAAAGAATTCAGAGAAGTACAAACAGAAAATGCACAGTTAAAACAACAGCTAGAGCTGATGAAAATGTGTGGAAAAGTCAACAATAACCCCACTATTGCACGTAATCCTAACTTCGCATTGCTAGTACAAA